CTATGGCTCGGGGTAAAAACCCAGATTTTAGTGGTGCTTCTGATGTTACGTACCCTTTAGATAACCCAAGCGATATGGCTAAAAAACGTGTTAAAGAAGGCATGGAACGGATTAGCGATGTAGCGGACGAATACCAAAGAGAATCTACTCGTGGTGTAAAGCCAATGAAAAAAGGCGGCAAAGTATCTTCTGCTTCTAAACGTGCTGATGGATGTTGTGTAAAAGGTAAAACCCGTGCCTAGTAAATCACAAGCCCAACATAATTTTATGGAAATGGTTGCTAACAATCCTAAGATGGCTAAAAAAGTTGGTGTTCCTCAATCTGTTGGTAAAGACTTTGCCGAAGCAGACAAAGGTAAAAAGTTTAGTACGGGTGAAAGACCAGATTTACAAAAGGCTAACAAAAAGAAAACTGACCACGGTCAGTCAACATTATTTAAAGAAGGTGGAGCTATGAAACCAGTAGACATGAAAAAGAACCCAGGCGTAGCTAAGCTACCTACAGCCGTACGCAACAAGATGGGCTTTATGAAAAAAGGCGGCATGGCTAGTGACGCTAAAGAAGATACAAAGATGGACAAAAAACAAGATGTTGCTATGATTAAAAAAGCGTTTAAACAGCATGATGCCCAAGAACATAAAGGCGGCAAAGGTACTAAACTAGCCCTTAAAAAAGGCGGCGGTATTGAATCCAAGGGTAAAACCCGTGGAAAGATGTGTTAATAGTATTACAACTAAAGGAAAAATGTTATGAAAAATGACCACCCAGCATTAGAAAAAGGCGTAGAAGCCATTAAACACGAGACTTTAGCTAAGTCATTAAAGATGCACGCATCTGGTCACAAGCCACATGCCGAAGTTTTTGGTGAGCACGCTGCAGGCCATATGATTCACGACGACCACGTAGAAAAAATGTGTGGTGGCGGTATGGCTAAGGCTAAGAAGTAATGAAGTCGTCTAGGGGTATGGGCGCTATTAGCCCATCTAAACTTCCTAAGACTTCCGAATCTGCTGTCCTTAAAAAAGGCGGTAAAGTTAATGCCGCTGGCAATTACACAAAACCAGAGATGCGTAAGCGTATTGTTTCTCAGGTTAAAGCTGCTGCAACGCAAGGTACTGGCGCAGGACAATGGTCAGCTCGTAAAGCGCAGCTAGTAGCTAAAAAGTATAAAGCCGCAGGTGGCGGATACAAATAATGACTTGGTCTAAAAAGTATAAAAGCTCTATAGACTGTGAACATCCAAAAGGGTTTTCGCAAAAAGCGCATTGTGCAGGTAAAAAGAAAATGGCTGGCGGTGGTTTAGCAGCACCTCAGCAGTCTTTAAAAGCTTGGGGTGAACAGAAGTGGACAACAAAATCTGGTAAGCCATCAAGTAAAACTGGTGAAAGATATTTACCAGAAAAAGCAATAAAAGCGTTAAGCCCACAGGAATATGCAGCAACCACAAAGGCAAAGCGTGAAGGTAAAGCAAAAGGTAAACAGTTTGTAGCACAACCTAAAAGTATTAAGCAAAAAACTAAAGCCTACAGAAAGGTTTGATATGGCAGAGAAGTTTATTCAAAAAGCAATTAAGAAGCCCGGTGCATTGCGTAAAGCGTTAGGTGTTAAAGCTGGTGAAAAGATTCCGTCCAGCAAACTAGCTGCAGCTGCAAAGAAACCCGGCAAGATGGGTAAGCGGGCTAGGCTGGCGGAAACCCTAAAGGGATTTAAGAAATAATGACTACTTCTGGTACCTCATCGTTTAATTTAGACTTAAATGACATAGTTGAAGAGGCTTTTGAGCGTTGTGGCTCTGAGCTTCGTTCCGGCTATGATTTACGTACCGCACGTCGTTCTTTAAACTTACTGACCATTGAATGGGCAAACCGTGGTATTAACTTGTGGACTATTGAGCAAGGTACGATACCTATGATTCAAGGGGTAAATACTTATGACTTACCTGTGGACACAATTGACCTATTGGAGCACCAGATTCGCACAAATGCTGGTCAACAAAATAACCAGACCGATATTACTATTAGCCGAATTAGTGTCTCTACTTATTCTACTATTCCTAACAAGCTAGCCCAAGGTCGCCCTATTCAGGTATGGATTAATCGCCAAAGCGGCGCACAATACCCATTGCCAGGACCTAATGGCACAAATGCAACTACAGGTATTGATGCCCCTAAGATTGTTGTTTGGCCTACCCCAGACCAAGGCACAGTTTCAGAACCATACTATAACTTTGTTTACTGGCGTATGCGCCGTATTCAAGACGCAGGTAATGGTGTAAATACCCAAGACATCCCTTTCCGTTTTTTAAATTGTATGGTGGCTGGACTTGCCTACTATTTGTCTATGAAGATTCAAGGTGTAGACCCGCAGCGGATGATGACGCTAAAAGAAGATTATGAGCAACAGTTCCAGTTAGCTTCTACAGAAGATAGAGAAAAGGCTCCGATTAGGTTTATTCCTCGTCAAACGTTTTTAGGATTTAATTAATGGGTGATTTAGTTGGAAAACCTACTGGTAGATTTACTAAAGCTGGGAAGCCTACATTTATGACCTCAGAAGGCGAAGAAGTATCTGAAAAGTCAATTTCCATTCCGTACCAAGACAAGTTTATAAATATACCTAGTATCCATAAAGGTAAAAAATTAAGTGATGACGAGATACTAGACAGGTTAAATAAAGGCAGGCTTAGCCCAACAAGTACTCATGATTCAATGGATGAAGCAATAAAATCGGCAAAAGAAAGAAGCGCTAATTTATTAAAAAAGGGTGGAAAAGTTAAAGCCAAAGTTGCAGGTAAACTTGCAACTAGAGGGTATGGTAAGGCAAGATGACCACGATGTTTGCCTCTGGCAAGTTTGCCATTGCGGAATGTGACCGATGTGGTTTTCGTTTTAAGTTAACAGCCTTAAAAAAGCTGACGATTAAGACTAAAAATGTTAGTATTAAAGTATGCCCAGAGTGTTGGGAACAAGACCAACCTCAGTTACAATTAGGTATGTATCCAGTCAATGACCCACAAGCTGTGCGGGAACCAAGGCGGGATAATAGTTATTACCAGTCAGGCAATACTGGGTTAGATGTAAACGTTAACGGTGGCACTACAGTTTTAGGTTATGGTACACCAGCAGGCGGTAGTAGAATAATTCAGTGGGGGTGGAACCCTGTAGGGCAAACGTACGACTATAATGAAACACCAAACAATTTAGTAGCAAACACTGCGGTAGGGCAGGTAACAATTAATTAGGAGTAGGACATGACATTTAAAAACGGTGCTAGAGGTATTAACCAAACAGGCAAAACTAAGGGTACAAACCTTGGCGATGATGGCAAAAAAGTAGCTACTATGAATGGTGGCAAATCTTCTGCTGGCGGTAAGACTAATGAATCTATGTTAGCTGAAGGTTGTAATCGTGCTAAATTAGCATATCAAACAGGTTCTGTAAGCTTAAAAGGCAAAGGATTCTAATCATGGCTATTAACAATAAACCAGCTTCAGTTTACGCCCCACCTCACACAATGAGTGGTAAAGCTGTTGATAATAAGCTACCTGCTATGTCTACACAGACTGGTAAAGACTTTATGAATGAGTCTAATATCTCTGTTGGTAATGTTAGCAAGGGCAACTATAAGCCTACTAAGACTTCTGGTATCCAAGTTCGTGGCGGTAAAGCACAGACTAAGGGCAAGATGGCTCGTGGCCCAATGGCTTAAGGGTAATTCCTAATGAGATATACTGAGCTGTACCAAGCAATCATTGATTACAGCGAGAATAATGAACCGCTGTTCATAAATAATATCCCACGTTTTGTAAGAGAGACAGAAGATAGGGTTTATAACAGCGTTCAAATTCCATCGTTGCGTAAAAACGTAACAGGTACACTTACAGCTGGAAACCAGTACTTATCAGCCCCTGAAGACTATTTGTCTACCTATTCTTTAGCGGTTATTGATGCAAGTAATAACTATAACTTCCTGCTAAATAAAGATGTTAACTTTCTTCGTGAAGCCTATCCTAGCGTAGTTTATACAAGCCCAGCATATCAAGGTACCCCTCAGGGCGTTCCTAAGTATTACGCACTGTTTGGCTCACAATACAGTAATTCTAATGAGTTATCTTTTATGATGGCCCCTACCCCATCGAATAGCTTTAACGTAGAACTACATTATTTTTATTACCCAGTTTCGATTGTTCAGGGTGCCTTGAGCGGTACTGGTACATTTACTGGCGGTACTTTATACACAAACGGCTCTTACGCTAACGTGCCTTTTAGCTACGTATCAGGTGTTACTGGTAACGGCGCTGGAGCTACAGCTAACGTAGTTGTCTCTGGTGGCGTTGTTACTTCTGTTACTGTTCAGAACGGCGGTAATTTTTATATCGTAGGTAATCAGCTAACTATTAACTCTAGCTATATTGGCGGTACAGGCTCTGGCTTTGTATATACAGTTGGCGCTATTGATAACCCTACTGGCACAAGCTGGCTTGGGGATAACTATGACCCAGTTCTTCTTTATGGCGCTATGCGTGAGGCTGTGCTGTTTATGAAGGGCGAGCAAGATATGGTTAGCTATTACCAAAAAATGTATGAAGAAGCTTTAGGACAACTTAAACGCCTTGGT